CCCACCAGACAAAGGTAACGCCAGTCCAAAGGATGACGAAGAACCAGTTGCGGATAATGCCTTGAATCTTCCAGCTAATCTGTTCAGAGAAGGTCAGCACATCGCCAGTAGCTTCGTGGATGTATTTTTTCTTAAAAAGATTAATCATTATGCTCCCGAATATGCTGCTCAAACTTGCCATTGAGTGTGCCCAGGTCTACCGCTATATTCTGTTGCTTCTCTACCAAAGTCTCAATCATGGGGATGACTTGCTTACGGATAGCATCGTTTAATGAACCGCCAGAGTTAGGCGTTACCTCATTCTTAATAGTCTTGATGTCATTCATCTCAGACTTGAGGACATTCTGTACGCCATGCTTGAAGATATACCAGATGCCAGTACCTGTGGCTCCGATAGTAAAGACAGCGTTGTATGCGATAGTTGTTAAATCCGTGCTTGTCATTTTGCGGTACGCCCTAACTGTTATACGGTACGGAACTGGCAGATAATCATTCCACCGAAGCCTTTGAAGCGACGCTCTGGTGGAGTCATGCGAATGAAGGTGAGACTTTCAATGACGCCACGGATGGTTTCATTGTTGGTAAAGTCTTGAAGAACGATAACGTCACCATTGGACTCGATGTCTTCCAATGATTGAACGCGCTCAGCTGCACGGCCTTCGTAGCCAATGCTCATGTTGTATCTATCGCCTTCAAAGTCGTAGCACATAAGTGGTAGCGTGATGATGCGCTGACGGCGGACAGCAGGCAGAGCCTTGAGCTGGTAGCCGTTGAATGAATCTTCGTTGCCTACTGCCTGACCAGATGCAGCGATAAGCGTAAAGCGCAAAGCGATAGATTCTTTAGGAGTCAAGTCAAGCTGGTCAAGGCCAGTGATGTCTTGGGTGAAGTCGAAGTTGTTATCGACGGTAATGATTTGCGTGGCCTGACCATTGGCATCAACAGAGGCTAAGCTCAATCGTCCTGTCAGTGGCAGGGTTTGACGTAGCTTGACCAACTCAAAGTGCTTGTCCTCAAGTGTGAAGTAGCGAATTTGTCCAGTCTGTAGGTAGCCGCTAGAGATAAGAGTGTTAGCTTGAAAGTAAAGGTTGTCACCCTTAACGCCAATAGCAAGCTGACCAGTAGCGCCAACGACACACACTCCCGAAGCCTCAAGGCTATTCGGTACTTGCAGGTGGGTAGCGTAAGCCATTTGGTTAGGAGCAATTTCTTTGCTCAGGTCAATTTTAACCAAGCCTGAATGGTAGGTTGTGCCGTTGCCATCTGTGTCAATGTAACCGGTGACAGTGCAGTAGGCGTAGCGGTCATTGAAGGTGACTGACTTACATGCTGAGCCATTAAGAATGGTACCGCTGGCGGGGTCGTAGCCGTTGGTAATGACGGTCAATGGGCCATAAGTAATGAAACCAGATGATAGGTAGCCAGAGGTGTCAATCTGTCCTACGCGTACACCCTTGCTTGTACCAAACACCATGTACTTGCCGATGTAGGAACCAAGTGCATAGATGACTTCGCCCTTAGGCATATCAGCTGCAGTGACAGCCTTAGTCAATAGTGGCACAGCACCGCTGGTATCAAGGATAAGACGGAAGACAGTAGAGGAATCACCAGCATAGCCCGATGCGTAGATAGCGTTAGGACCATCGCATACGCCTGTCCATGTCCAGTTGGTATCTGGGTGGGCGTAGATAGGCAAGTTGTTATTGCTTGCAAGTGTGACGGTACCCGATGCAGATGCTTGGCTGACAGCAGCGTTGTTGACAAAGAAGGTAACGCTTGTGCTGTTGGCTACATTGGTAACTGACCATGTGCCGTTGTAAGGAGAGCCAACTGATGCGACAGTAATCAGTGAACCGATAGAGAAGTTGTGTGCAGCTGAGGTAGTCAGGGTGGCGTTGTATGAGCCATCTACTACGCTTGTGGTAACACCGAAAGAAATGATAGGTTGTACTTCGTACAGGTAGTTGTTAACGCCAGCAATGAGGCGCTGCTTGGCCCAGCCAAGAGCGACATGGGTAACAGTACCTACGGCTGATGGGTGTGTGAAGATAGATGTGCCACTGGTAGAGCCAGTCAATGGACCTTTGTAAATGCCTGTGGCATTAGCAGCGTAGTAGTTCTGTCCATCTTGAGCGACAGCGAGGATGGTACCTGAACCGCCCCATGTCAAAGTGGTGGTAGTACCGGCATCTGTTGTGCGGTACAAGGTAGAACCGTCAGCCCAGATGACAACGTTAACGCCATTGGCGTCAATGCCGCCTACCATCTTGGGAGTATTGGTGACAGAGTGTACAGCTGTAACATCTGGCAATAGTGTTACCTTGCCGATGTTAAAGACTTCTACACCAGCTGACTTGTTAAAGCGCTGGCCAACAGTCTGACCTTCGATTGGCTCTTCGTAACGAATACCTGCGCCGTAGTCAAAGCTGGACTGGCTGCGAAGCCACCAACCGGTGAGTGTCTGCTCGCCTGGTTCCTTTTGCTGGTCAATCTGTTGCTTGCGGTATTGTGCAGTTTCGCGCTTGTATGGATTCTCCTTGTTGGGCCCAAGAAAGAATGGGATACCGGAAACTGCAACGTCATACTGATTAGCAGTATTTTGATAAGTGTTAGTTGCATTGGCTGGTTGGCCAATAGGGTCAACGGGACGTTCTGCTATATGTCGAAAGCCGTCATCACCAATAGCCACACTTACTCCTTAAATAGTTTCCAATAAAAAAACCCCGCCGTAGCGGGGTTGGTAATGCTGGTACTGCTTACGCTGTTACCGCTGCCACTTCGTCAGCGGTAAGGCCCAACGCAATGAGCTTAGCAATCGCGGCTGCTTTCGCATCTGCCTTTGCCTGTGCTGCTGCATCAGCGGCTGCCTTGTCAGCGGCAGCTTGTGCGGCTAACGCCTCTGCTGCTGCAATTTCCTCAGCGGTTTGTGGGCGAGTGGTTACTTCGCCTGTCTCGCAGTTGACTTCGATTACATCTGCCATTGTGTCTCCCTTAGTTATTCTTGATGCCGTATAAGTAAAACGATGAGTATTGAACAAAGTTTGTTCCCACGCCTGGAGCAAAAGCAATTTGAGTAATTGCGCCAGTACCCGACCATAAGCCAGCATCAAGGGTAACAATTCCACCAGTTGAGTTTGTTTCAAATGCGCTTTCTACGCTATAGGATTTAGCATTTGATGATGCGTAGTTGGGGATATAAATATCAACAGGCGCAAATGTATTGGCTGTCGAAGTTGGGCCATTGACATCGCCAGCATATTGCGTTGCTCCAATAGAGCTGAATGTTCCAGATGTTGCAGATGAACCATTACCAGCAAGCTGAATACCTGAATAACTTGAACCACTATTTATAGTTATTTTTAGATAATCATTTGCGCTTGATGTTCTGTCGGTTCTTACCGAGCATTTGATAAGCAAATCCGTATAAGTAGCAGGAATTGACGAGAAGGTAATGGCAGAAGCGCCGCCTGAGCCAACTACCTGCGGCGTGCCGATGAGGGTATAAGTAGGATTTGCCATAGTTACGCCGCCAATATGCCGTAGAGGGTGAAGGTTGAGCCAGTAGCAAAAGAGTTGCCAGAAACAGAAAGAGTAATAATGTTTATCGCTGAACCGCTTTGCAATAATCCAACTATTGCTTCTACTCCGGCACCTGCACCAGTTGTTATGTTAGTTCTTTCAAGCATAGTTTTATATGTAGAAGTATTGGAATAATTCATAATGTTTACTATGTATGCGCCAAATTGGTCTGATGAAAAGCCCGATACTCGGTTCAAATTCCAGTTAGCATTAGAAGTAATGCGACTAGAAGAAGCAGCAGAACCGCTACCGCTCAATGCGGTTTGACTATAACCAGAAGTAAGTACCGAACCATTGCCCGCTTGAATTGTAATTCCAGTATAAGAAGTATTTGTTCCAGCAACATTCATTGAAATTACTAAATCTGTATAAGTGCTAGGGATGGAGCTAAAAGTATAAGACGATGTTGCTGATGGAATGGTATAAGTTGCAATCGGTGTATATGTTGCTGCGCTGGCCATTTTATTTCACCCCATATAGTGCAAATTGAGAATACTGTGCAAAAGTTCCGCTACCAAAATACAGCTTGATACTATTAACTGCTTGCGGAGTGTTAAACCATAAGCCCGAGTGCAAGAAAACATAGCCCGAACCATTAGCGTCTTGACCATCTAAAGTTCTAACGGTTTTATTTTTATTTACTGAGGTGTAATCAAAAATATCAGATACGCCGACAAACGGATAAGAGCTTGTGTTGGAATATCCAATAGGCATACCAGTTGTTGCGGCGGTGTAAGCACCCACTGCGCTTGAGCCATTTCCATAAAGTGCGTGTTGGACATAGTTAGAACCAGTATCACCATTGAATTGCATATAAAGGCTATCGCCAGAAGCGTAACTATCTATAGCAGTCCAGCGAATCTGCAAATGGGTGTAGGTGCTAGGAATTGACGAGAACGAGATAGACGATGCCCCGCCTGAGCCAACTGTTACAGTTTGGAGTGAAGTGAAGTTGTTGGTGGATAAATGCCCCAGTTTGCCAGAGGCAACAATTCCTGGAATTGGCATTTAGGCAATGTCTCCATATACGGTCCATGTATTTGCAGCTGTCTTCATAATGGTAGCTACAGAATACTGTGCGCGAATCTTAGGGCTAGCTGATGTTGCACCGTTAGAAGTAACTGTAGTTGTGCCAGAAGTAGCTGCCTGAATGGTGAGCTGTCCTGTGCCTGTTTGCTGGATGTGGATTTGTGTACCCGTAGCAAAAGCGTAGGTAGCATCGGTAGGAATGTTGACCGTACCAGCTGTTGTGGAGTTGCTTGCCAACAAGAACTGACCAGCATCGGTTGACTGCAAAGTGTAGGCGTTGGTAGAAAAGGTTGGTGTTGATGTGCCTTGTACCAAGATAGGTGTTGTCAATGTTGGGCTTGTAGCGAAGGTCAGTGAGCCAGAACCTGTCTCATCGCTAACAGCCGAAGCAAGGTTAGCCGATGATGGGGTAGCCAAGAATGTGGCTACGCCAGTTGCCAAGCCAGTAACACCCGTGGAGATAGGAACAGTAATACCTGTGATGGTATTGCTTGAGCCTGAAATAGTTTTGTTGGTAAGGGTTTGTGTGTCAGTTGTGCCTACAACAGAACCGGTAATTCCATGTGCTGTTGTTGCAGCAATATGGTCCTGCACATCTGTCAAGTCTTGCGCTGTAATAACGTGGCGAACAACTGCACCAGCGTTGTGAGCGACTGTCGAGGTTCCGTTAAAGCCACGAGTGATGGTAAGAGTTGTACCCGACGCTGCAGTAACAACTACTAGCTCCTCAGAAGCTGTATTGTAGTCAAGGGCAAGCACAAATGGGTAGGTGCTAGGATAGCCAACTGGTGAGTTGGCCAGCGTTACGGCCGTAGAAGTGCTGTTGATGTACGAAGCAACCGTATTGTCAACCGCATTGGCGGAGTAATAGCGACGAGTAGCCATGTGATTCCTTTAGCTTGTGTAGTGGGTGCGAGGTGGGAATTGCTCTTGAAGGCGACGCACTTCAACAAGGAGGCGTTGCTGGTACATCTGTTGCAGGACTCGACCAATGTTGGTTGCAGAACCAATCGGGTCATTAGACTGCTGTGAGTCAGCTTCCGCTGTAGCAGCTGGAACTCGTCCAAGGTCAAGATACATGGCGGTACGATAAGCAGCGCCAAGGATAATTACTTCACGAGATGAGTCAGGAAGTCCTGTTGTTGTAGAAAAGTCATCGGTATCGTACTGAAGCGGTGTTGGCTTTTTGGTGTAGGTAACCATGACAGGGCGGCCAGGGATAATACCTTCACGGATAGATACAGTCTTACCTGTATTCCACACGCCAGGGTTAGCCATACGGTCTACACGATAGTGGCGCACCGGCAACCATTCACGAGATGGGCCAATGGTCTGCCATGAGCAGCCAAGAATATCTACTGCCTCTTGAGGCAAGGCATAAGTTGTACGAGCTGCCTGCCAGTTAAACTGAGTGTAGTAAGTGCCGAACAAATCTGGGTACACACCGTCAATGGCAAGGTTAATGTTTCGCCGGATGACGCTACGCGGAAAGGAAGGCGCGATAGTTACACGAGTACCAGCTGTGTGAGTGGTAGGCGTGGTGTCACGAAACCCTCTGCCATAAGCAGGGATGGTTGCCGTATTTGAGGTACGGTCAAAGGAGTCTACCCAGATAAGCTCGTCGTCGATTTCAACGATACCACGAGTCAAGACTGTTCCATCAGCAACGGTAAAAGTTGTAGCAGTTGCCGTTATATCTGATGTCAGGTAAGTAGCCTGGTCCTGACGGTTGGTGTAACCCGTCAGGGCTAGGTTAGTTTCGTTAATTAAGTCAATAAATTGTGTCACGATGTAATCCTTGATGCTGCTTCAGCTTCACCTAAACCAAAGGTTCCAGCAAGAAGGTTGAGGATGCCAGGGGTATCCTCGTAGTAATTCTTACCACCGTTGCGGTAAGCATAAATCTGGTTAAGGACGTCGATGCCACGAGTAGCATTGTGTGCACCTAATACAACGGTACCCCACTTGGTACAAGCGCCATCAAAGTCGTACTGAGGTACGCCATTGACAATGGTTCCTGCCAGCCTATTCATGTGATAGACAGTTGATAAACTTGTAGCCATCGCTATCCTCTCTTAAAGTTACTTACTTATTCTTTGTTCCGCCGACGCCTTCGTATGAACCGAACTTGTCTTTGGTTGGCTTGCCGGTGAGCTTGTCGTTGGCTCCGCCAACAGCATTCTTATTACAACCGCATTCAACGCACATAGTTACTTTCCCTTCTTTGCTGGTAGGACTTTCTTCAAATTTGGATTAGCTTTCTTAGCTGCTGGGCTAGCCTTACGAGTAGCTGAAGCCAAGATAGCTCCGGCATTCTTCATAGGTACGCCAGACTTTGAAGCGATTTGCTTTTGGGCGGCTGCGAAGCCCATGCCCTTTTTAGCTGCTGCCATTAGATGTCCCCTGTGTGTTTCAATACCGAAGCGCTTTGCTTGGTAATCTGATTTGCCGCTGGCATAACATCAGCGTTGTATGCTGCACCCATTCTGTCGCTGGCAGCCTTAGCTTCGTTAATTGCTTTCATAGTGGTACCAGCTGGCTGGATACCCTCAGCTCTCGCTTTGCGATAAGCCTCTAATTCGCTATCCCACTTTTTGCCTGACATGGGAGCCAAGGCTCTACCAGCGTCGCCTGTGCCTAGCTCTAATGTGTGTATCTTGCAAGCAAAGCAGCCATCAGTATAACTATCATGCTGCAGATGCTCCGACTCAACAGCGTCGGTTGGGAAAGCTTCAGCAGAGCGGATGTCGCAACTCTTGCAAAGGTAGACAGAAACCCAATTGGCTTGTGCATCTAATCCAAACTCAATTTCTTTTAACTCGTGCTTGTGAGATGTCATGTTTCACTTTCTTGAAAAAGTCGAGATTGCGCTCAATGCGCTCATTCTCAGGCCCGTTTGCCTTTACTGCATGTTCGGTGAAGGTTATTGCTTCGTCGATATGCTTGAGGTTGTATGCTGCAATTCCTGCCAAATCGTAGGCTTTCCAGTCCCAGACGGCAGATTCGTAGCAGTAGTGGTTGGAGCGAGGAGACTCCAAAGCGTTAAGAGCAGCATCTAAACAGCGCTCCCATTCCTTTTTTCGGTACGCATCCATTGCCACACCAAATTGCGGCTCACCTTGCAGGGGAAGAATATCTCGGCCTTTGTCATACCACATTCGTGCATTATCTTCGTCGCCCAGTTGGTGTGCAGCTTCTCCTGCCCACCGGCAGACTGCTGCGCTTTCAACATCCCAACCACCTAGCTCAAGTTTCTTTTCTGCACTGCGGATAACATCTTCCCACTTGGAGTAGAAGAAATACTCTCGCGTCATATATGTCCATATGCGCGGGTCTGTGGGAAACTCTTTAACACCAGTCTCTAGCATGGGCAGGTACTGCCCGCGAGACTTGGTATTATCTGGCAGGTGGGTAATAACTGCTTTGCGTACATCGCAGTCTTTAGGCTCACCTTGACCGTACCAAATGTTTACTTCGTGGATGTTGTACTTCCACACCCAATTGTTGCGGGAATGCAGTCTGTCTCTTTCCCACTTGTTGGTATCCGTTTGCATAGATACCCAGCCTAGGTCTGAGCCTGGCTTCCAAAGCTTGCGGACTTTCTTAAAGAAGTCTGGCTCCGGCACTTCGTCTAAATCTAAAATAAGGCAGATATCTGCCTCTTTAGGTACAAGCGATAGCGCTGCATTTCTTGCCATATCAAACCTGAATGGTTCAACATGTATTTGATGAACCGTTACTCCCAGCTTTGTGAGAGCTTCTTGAGTGCCATCCGTGCTACCAGTATCAGCAACGACGCGATAATCAGCACCTTCAGTAGCTTTAGCCCAACGTTCCGCATGGAGTATCTCATTCTTTGATATAGCGTAAACGGCTATCTTGACCATAGCGCAATGTTATCATACCTCAAGGGCCGTCTGCTGGATTAGCTCGTACTCGCCCTGCCCACAGTTATTGCAGACGGGGTGAACCATCGGGTCATTCTCCCCGCGAATTTCAATGTAGTAATGCTTACAGCAAGTGGATGAGTATTCGTATTTTATTGGCATGATAACTCCTTAGTAGTAGAGAAAGACAACGCCGCCGCCGCCTGAGCCAGCCGTACCACCAGTACCAGCACCTCCACCGCCACCACCACCCGAACCACCATTACCGCCATTGTTTGTTGATGTTCCTGCGCCGACAGAGGTAAATCCTGCTCCGCCTCCGCCACCGCCAAAACCTGTTCCTGTTCCACCAGTTGCAGTACCGCCAGCATAGAAATCGCCAGTACCGCCAGCGCCACCTGTGCCTGTTCCTGATGTTCCTACTGCACCACCGCCACCGCAGATAAGTCCTCTGCCGCCAGCAAAACCAGTTTGTGTACCTGTGGCAGTTGCAATTCCTGCTCCGCCACTTGATGAAACACCAGCAGAACCAGTAGCAGTAGAGCCACCACCTGCGGCATAACCAACTGTGTTTGCAGTAGCAATAGGAGCAGCAGTGTAAGAAATAGTTGATGTGTTACCAGTTGGAGTTGTTGCACCGCCACCAGCACCGCCACCAGTTCCATTCAAGCCACCTGAACCACCGCCAGCAAATACCATTCCATAAATACTTGTTAGACCGTTAGCGCCAGCGCCAGCAGTTGAAGTACCCACACCACCCGCACCAACTGTTACGGTGTTTGAGATGTAAGTCCATGCAGCAGAATACCCGCCAGCTCCACCGCCACCGCCACCACCAGTTGTTTGTGATGAACCTGCTCCACCCCCACCAATCACAATCGCATAGACACGGTTTATACCTGTGGGGATTGTGACAGAGAAAGTGCCAGCAGTAGAAAATGTTTGTTGCAGCTTTAGGCCGTAAGGAGAATCGGTAAAGGTTGAGTTGTTGTAAATAGATACGCTCATGTTGTCTCCTAGTAGAAAAGGTAAAGTATTCCGTTGCCGCCTGAGCCAGCCGTTCCACCACCAGCAGCACCGCCACCACCGCCACCTAAACCACCTGCACCGCCATTAGTTGTTGCAGCTGCTGAACCATTACCAGCAATTCCAGCACCGCCACCACCTGCGCCGTTTGCGTTTGTACCAGTTGAACCTGTGCCACCTGTTGTTACAGCACCAGTTAGGATGTTGATTCCATTGCCGCCAGTACCACCTGTTCGTGTACCAGTTGTAGTAGAAGCGCCACCACCACCTGCACCTACTAATCCTGACCCGCCGTTGCCACCAGTATTTGTTTGAGAACCTGCTGTTGAAGTAAGCCCACCGCCACCACCTGAAATACCATTACCGCCAGCATTTCCTGTGCCAGTTGTAGTGTTTGTTGCTCCACCGCCACCGCCTGAGCCGTTACCGCCAATAGCACCACCAGGTATTCCCCAATAATTTGTTGCGCCTGAACCTGCTGCACCAGCACCACTACCAAGAGTTCCACTGTTACCAGAAGTGGCACCACCACCAGCAATAATGTTTCCGTAGCGTGTGTAACCGCCAGCAGTTGAAGCAGCACCACCTGAACCGACAACGCAAGTTGAATTAGCAAAAGTCCAACCCCAAGCAACTCCACCAGCACCACCACCACCGACACCACCACCGCCACCACCACCAACTGCGATGGCATACACAAATGTAATACCGCTAGGGATAGTGACTGAGGTTGTGCCAGCGTTGATGGTCTGTTGAAGGCGTAAGCCGTAAGGCAAAATGAAATGAGTATTGGCGAATGGCGTAGCGTTATCGCCTTGCATACCGCCTGATACAGGAGAGCCAGCTTGCCCTCTGCGGATTGGATTACTCATTAGGCAATCCTGTTGACATACCCGCTAATGGTGATAACCGAAGCGGTTGCCGCGAAAGCATAAACAGTAGAAGCCGCCGAGCCTGTGCCTGTTAGGGGCAGTCCTGCAACGATAAGAACATCGCCTGACTGTGGGGCTAGGGTAATCGGCTTGGCATTTTGTACCGAACCTGTGCCGCCAAACTGAACCGTCAACAAGACAGGAGAGGTAGAAGTGTTGTTGGCATAGAGCCATACTTCGTCAATCGTGGATGCGGATGTACCTGTTGCGTGGATGGTTGTGCCGGTTGAGGCAGTCTGAACAACGGTGATGGGCTGGCCCTGTGATGAGGCTGAGAGAAGCTGCTTAGTATAGTTTGCCATTGGTTATCCTATCCAAATACCTGCATTGAAATTACCGCTTGGTCCGTGTCGTAAACTGCGTTTGCGCCTGTTGCTCCCGTGCTTCCCGTAGCACCTGTCGAGCCTGTTTGTCCAGTAGCCCCTGTAGCTCCAGTCGCGCCAGCGCTGCCAGTATTACCTGTCGCCCCTGTTGGTCCTGTCGGGCCAGTCGCTCCCGTAGACCCATTCGTACCTGTGGCTCCTGTGGCACCCGTTGCTCCTGTCGGTCCAAGTTGCGTGTACATAATCTGTTCGACATGAAGGTTAACACTTGGGGAAGCGGGACGAGTTGGAGATGAACCTGCTGATGCGGCAAGCAACTCCATATATGTATTTTGTGAGGACCAGTAGAACTGGATGTAGTCATTAGCGTTGACGGTAACCAAGTCTTCAATGTTGGCAAGCACTTGATTGTTAACGCCAGAGGTGGTAAAAATTGCGGTTGATTCAGTCACCGCTGTGCCGTTGAGGGCATACCAGACATTGACCTGATAATTGCTACCGCCGCCTGTGGTAATGAATTGACCAAGCAGATTGACGGAATATGTACCAGCATAGGCAAAGGTAATCTGACTGCCAGATACAATGCTTACTCCACTAGAGCCAGCATTAGTGTTAATGGTGATGAGGTTAGCGCTTGTAGCGCCAGCGTTGGTCTGAGTGGTAGTGTCGTAGAAGTTGCCGTAATAGCCCAGCGCACCGCCTGCACCCGTAGCACCTGTGGCACCTGTTGCACCACTACCTGTCGCTCCAGTGGCTCCAGTAGGGCCCGTAGGGCCAGGAACGGTGCTATTAGCGCCTGTGTCACCAGTCGCGCCAGTATTACCTGTAGCACCTGTATTGCCCGTAGCGCCCGTAGGGCCTGTTGGACCAGTATTGCCAGTTAAACCTGTAGGGCCAGTAGCTCCTGTGGCACCCGTTGCTCCCGTCGGTCCAGCGACAGTGCTGTCGGCGCCTGTGGCGCCTGTAGAACCAGTCGCTCCAGTATTACCTGTTGGTCCTGTCGGACCAGTATTGCCAGTTAAACCAGTTGGTCCAGTTGAACCAGTGCTTCCTGTAGAACCAGTTGCACCTGTTGGGCCAGTGTTACCAGTAAGTCCTGTGGCTCCGGTATTGCCTGTTGCTCCAGTATTTCCAGTTGCGCCAGTTCCACCAGTTACTCCTGTGCTGCCTGTGGGTCCAGTAGGCCCTGTGCTTCCTGTATTACCCGTAGGTCCAGTAGAACCTGTGGTTCCACTTGCGCCTGTAGCGCCTGTGCTGCCAGTGTTTCCTGTTGACCCAGTTGGGCCAGTCTGGCCTTGGCTGCCTGTACTTCCCGTTGCACCCGTTTGTCCAGAACCGGTTGCTCCTGTTGAGCCTGTATTGCCCGTAGCTCCAGTACTACCAGTAGGGCCGACAATGCCAGTGGCACCAGTATTGCCAGTAGCCCCAGTAGCACCTGTGCTACCTGTTGACCCTGTAGGGCCAGCGACTGTTGAGTTTGCACCTGTTACACCTGTATTTCCTTGAGCGCCTGTTGCGCCGGTTGGGCCAGTTGGACCTGGCACTGTTGAGTTAGCACCAGTAGAACCAGTGTTACCTTGTGCGCCAGTAGGTCCGGTAGGGCCTGTGTTTCCTTGTGGGCCTGCCACGGTGCTGTTAGCACCGGTAGCGCCAGTAGCACCTAATGGGCCAGTAACACCAATGTTACCTTGATAGCCTTGTGGGCCAATAACACCTAGCTCAATTATCTCATACTTTTGAGAGCCAACGTTGTAGACGTTGGTTGTGATAGGGATTTGCACAACGCTTGTGCTAAGGCTTCCCTGATTCGATGAGACGTTAAGAACGCTAGTGGAGACAGGTATTTGAACAACGTAGGTAGGCGTTGTATCTGCCATTATTGCACCGTGCTTGCAGTTACTACAAATGCGCCTTGAAGGATTTGATAAACGTTATTGGATGGGTCTGTCACATTTAATGCGTAGGTATAGTTACCAGCTGGAAGGTTGGCAGATGAAGTCTGAGTTGCTGTAAGAGCAATGTTAATTGTGCCAGTGGCAGCGGTAAGGGTAATCTTGCCATTGGCTGTAGACATTTCTACAATAAGGTTGTTGCTAACGTCGCGTACCTGCATGTCAGCCGAGTAGCCCGTAAGGTTGACAGGGGCATCGTTAATAAGCCATGATGGTGATAGGGCAAAAGTTGTGCTGTTGATGACTGTGATGTTATAGCGTCCTGGATTCACGTCTCTCCCTAAACCGTTGTAATATATGAGCCGTATCCGGCGTTAGTCAAAATCGTTGCTTCTACATCTGTAATGTAGTAGATGTGGCCACCGAGGTAGTAGTAATCAGCCTCAAGGGTTTGGTCTACACCTGGGGTACGGACACGAGTTACTGCTGTTCCATTAACAAGAAGCGTGTCTCCGCGGGCAATACGATAACGCCACATCAAACGGCCAAAACCTGCTGGGGTTTCATCAACCGCTGGTGGTGTGAATTGGTATGCCATGTGGTACCCTTTCCGTGTGGATAGAAAAACTTGTAATTCGTGTCAACTTAACAAGCCCCTTGAAGATTTTTACAAATCCAAGGACCATTCATCTGGAAGAGCTGCTCGATGTAAAAGCTGCCAGTCTATATATTCCGCTGAATGGTATCAGCGAAACAAGGACAGGCTCATTCCTAATATGCGAGCCAATTCTTATGCTCGATATTATGGTATTACAATTCAGGAATATGATTCCCTTTATGCTAAACAAAATGAAGGTTGTGCAATTTGCCAATCGCCTACTGGCTCTAATGGCAAACGTCTTGCTGTGGACCATGACCATCAGACTGGGGAAGTCCGTGGCTTGCTTTGCGACGACTGTAATACAGGTCTAGGCAAGTTTAAGGACAACCCCAATCTTTTGGCCACAGCCATTAATTACCTAAAAGGTAATTAGGCTTGGTGAATGCTCGACGCGCTTTCGATACGAACCAAGGAAGCGTCACGATAACGTGCCCATCCAAGAACGCCGTACCATCCGATTGGACGGAAACGCATCAACTTATCGACAACTGGTCCGAAGATAACATGTGGCTCTTCAGCTACAGCTTCTGCCAGTGCTTGCTTACCAGCGACGAGTGTACGGAATACACGAACACCACCAGTAGCGTTAACATATGAAGAAGTACCGAAGGTACCGCTAGAAGAACCAGCGCCTGTACCGTCAGCAAAGTTAGCCATACGAGGTGACTCAACGAACATTGCACCTTCGTAGGTTCCGATGGTTCCTGGCCAGAATTCGCCAGCACCAGTCTCGGAGTACTTGTGGTCATCACGCCAGCCGCCAACACCTGTCTCAGCGCGCAAGTCGTGTGAAACTTCTGGGTGGATACCAACCCAGTAGTACTCGCCTTGGCGTGGAACAGCCTTGTTAGCGCGGAGCTTAGCAACAGCCAAACGGATGTCGCGTGACTTGATAACGTCAGTTCCGAGGATTGACTTGTTGGTTGTACCGTTGGTGTAGGTACCAGCATAGGTTGAAACAGCCGAGCCGTTAACTTCTGCGATAGCATTTGGTCCACCGGTAAGGGTCTGCAACGCGACTGTATCAAGAGAGTCAGCCATGTTGAAGGCGATGATGTCAGCAATTGCTGGGTCAACATCTGAGAGTGAGAACAACTCAAGCTTACGGGTAGCAAGAGAAGCGTTACCGTATTCGTTGAGTGTTACGGAAACCTGTGTGGTGTTTCCGAGTGCAACTGCATCTGGGTCTACGTCCTCAGATAGTGCGGTTGTAGCAGCAGCCAAATCTGTGTAAATCTGGAATACTACTGAAGAACCAGGCATAGCCTGTTGTACTGGCTTCTTGTCTGCGACATCGCGGACGAGAGGAACAGCACGGAGAGCGAATTCTACATAGCGGTCATAGGCGGTTTGTACTAAGTAGTTACCTAGTGAGCCAGATGACGAGTCTGTGTATGCGTTGCTCATGCGTTCACCTTCTTTCTATAAGGTTTGTGCGGATGGGTTTAATTGCCGCGAGTGAAGCGTGTAGTTGGGTTGCCGGTCAATGCGTTCAACTCATCAAGAGTTTTAGCTCCAGCCAACTTTGCGGCCAAATCCTGGTCGCGGGTTGGAGTACTTGCATTTTGAGTAGCAGCGTTAATACGCTGATATGAGGCAACTTGCGCTTGCGTTTCTTCGCTTGCTTGAGCAGCTTCTTCTGGCTTTGCGAAACCGAACACGTCGGCATTCTCGCTGAGCCATGAGTCAATCTGCTCTGGCGTACTTACGTCGCCAGGTATGAACTTGGCTACCTTGTCAGGTACGCCTTTCTGTGCCAATACGTCTTTGACGGAGCGTGAGCGTAGGTCAGACTGGATGGCAGCCAATTGTTCTGCCAGCTCTTTCTTTTCCTTCTCTGCTCGCTTCAATGCCTTGCGAAGATTCGCAGGACCGTTTGCATCTTGAGTATCTTCGATATCATCGAAGTCATCGTCTTCATATTGGTTTGCCATGTGGCACTCCCTTTTCGTTAGTTGTGACGCAGGCCGCAACGCATCTCAGGGGAAAGATGTTTGGCTCCTACTACCAGTCTTAATACACGTCATCCATGCTGGTCAGTGGTGACGGATTCTTATGTTAGGAAACGCCTTCTTGCGCTCCAAGTAAGCTGCCCTTTGAGGCTCCAGCTGAGCCACCAAAGGCGCCGGATTCTTGTGCCTTGAGGCGGGTTAACTCAGCTTCAGCTTGCGCTGCTCCCTGAGTACCAAAGGTTGCTGCTCCCAGCTGGCCTGCAACATCGCCAGCTTGACCGTATCCGGTGTAGCGGCTAGCTAACGATTGAAGTGCTGGAGTCTGTGCAGCAATCTGCTGGAATCCTTGAGCTGCTTGGGCTTGACTTACGCCTTGTGCTGCAAGTGACATAGCGCTCAGTGGGCCAGTACCGCCGTAGGCGATGTTAGCTCCGGCACGAGCTGCTTCTGCTCCGATAGTAGCTGCGTTATATTCCTGTTGGATAACAGGTGCTGCCACCTTTGGGTCAAGCAAGTGCGTCATCAAAGACGCTGTGCTTAGGCCATACTGAGCTTGAAGCTGCTGAATAACTTGTGGGTCCTCGTTCTGAATAGCAGCTGTAGCTGTATCTACACGCATCTTAACTTCAGCTGGTGAGACGTCCATAGCCATGAGGTTGCCGAGGTAATCGGTAGTCATCAATGGGCTGTTGTTTGGAATACCAGCCATTGTCATTACCTGCTTGTAAGACTGCTCATTCTGAATATAAGTAGCTGGGTCGAGAGGCTGCAAGCCTGCTGCGATACGAGCTTGGTTGCCGCTAAAGCGGGTTTGCCATGCGCTGACAAGGCCAGTTGCAGCTGACAGCTGACTGTCGCTGAGGCCCAACTTCTTTACAGCTGTTACTGGGTCTGAAGAGTCAATGACGTTGGTAATGGTTGTCATATCTAAACCATTTTGCATCATGGCTACGATGCCATTTGCGATATCGCCGGTGAGGCCGTAGCCAGCAAGAACAGCTGCACCTTGGGTAGCAGCGTCTGTAATGTTGGCGGCCTTTACTGCAGCTGCGTTATTAGCATCTGTAGTCTTTTGAGCAGCTGTTGCCTTTGCTACTGCTGCATCGATATCAGCTTGAGTAAAGCCAGTTGATGCTGGAGGAGTAGCTGGAGGGGGTGTCGAAGGTTGAGGTGTTGTTGCTGGTGGAGTAACGGCAACTGCAGCTTTTGGAGTATTAGCTGCTACAGCGCTAGCGTCTCCGCCAAATTGCGAGCTTGGAAGAGCGGCGTTACTTGCTCCACTGCTTTGGTCTGCTGAGCGCGCCATTAACCGAGTCCCATCTTATTAATCAATTGGTTGATGCCACCAAGGATTGTTGTGTGAGCATTCTGCGTCTTGAGCCATTCGGGTTGAGAACGAACCTGATTGGCAAAATCGTAAAGGTTAGTAGCGGTGCCGTTAGCATCTCCGGCCATAGCCTTAGATACCATTGCGCCATATCCTGTAGCTCCGCCAAGCTGAACATCGGCTGGGCTTACCTCAAGCAGGCTTTGAATGGTATTAACATAAGGCGAAGCCAAGTCGGATACTTTAGCGCCAGCGTTGATTTGGTCAGCAAAAGGCTTGTATGTATTTATGGCTGCAGTCTTGTACATCTGCTCGTACTTCTGCATGGTTGCTGGGTCGTTCAGATTAGCTCCGCCTGCAGCTTCTTCAAGAGCTTTTTGCTCAAAGTTTTTGCTTGTGCCATCTGGGCTAAATTGTCCATACACTCCATATTGCTGAGCCAATGACTGGAGGTTTGTGGAAAATTGTCTGATTGTACCGCCAGGACCAGTGGTAGGGTCAATAGTACCATAGTTGGCCATCTGCTTGGTGATTTCAGCATCTGTAGCATTTGGGTGCTGCATCAACCAGTTAGTCATATCCTGACCTGAATCAACTGCGTTTTGGTCAAGGACTGGGGTTGACTTGATGTCAACCTGTTGACCCAATTGCTGAGGAGTCAAAGACATGCCTAGCGATTTGGCTATACTTGCAATGCGGGTTTGAGCTGCGTTGTAGTCTGTGTTGTATTGCTCAGGCGCAGAGATGCGCTTAATCTCAGCAAGGCCGATGTCACCAGGGTGGGTTTGTGCCCACTGGGTATTGGCAAACTGGGTGGTAAATTGGTCCTTGCCCCAGTCATTCTTAATGGCTTGGTCAAGCAAGCCACCAGGTCCGCCAAGTTCTGGAACGGACATAATAAACTTTGCCTGTTGGCCATACTTAGCAATGAAGTCCTGCTTGATTTGGTCAGCAGTTTCAACCTTGCCGTTGGCGTAATATGTACCTTGGTATCGACCAGTAAATGGATTGCCCTGGAAGTTTAATACGCCCTTGACGGTTTTGTAATCCCCGCCACCGGAGCTAGTAGCAGCTGGTGGGGTTTGGCTGGCAGGAGGTGTTGAGGCGGGAGGGGTTGCTGGAGGTGTAGCTACAGGAGTACCCGCTGCCTTCTTTTCAGAAGCAGAAAGATTAGTTGGAATAGTAGACTGTCCGCTGACAGTCTGTGGAGTCATGGGTTGCTTTGTGCTAGCTCCAGCCGCTGGTGGGTTAAATGTACCACCGGGGTTGCTTGGATTGTTATAGTCCTGCTCGCCAGAAGCTTGTTGAGTTGCTTCGTTGAAATTTTGCTGAAGGTTCCATTGATTGACAATGGACCGACGCTGTGAATTTGTTAGCGTGCCACCATGAGCCTTTGTCTCAGAAGCAAGCATTTCTTCCAAAGTGGTTGATTGAGACGCTGCCTGTGGGCCAAAGTCTTGAACGGCTTGTTGCGGGTCCTTTTCGTACTCAGCTTGAATTAAACGACGAGCAGACGCACTACGGCCTTTAAGCAAATCTTTTAGTGTAGGAGTCGCCATATTATATCGCCTTCTGCTGCTGTAGAGCTTGTGTCATAGCGTCAAAATAGCCAGTAGCAGCCTTGTAGGACTGAGCATCTGCGCTGCCTGAAATAAGGCTTTGCAAGAAGCCTTGAACGTCTACGCCTGTGGTGGTTTGAGTACCCGTTACGTCAGCGCGCTTACCTGTTGGACCATAAGCTGTTACGCCCTGGAATGAACCCATGTTAGCTTTTTCGGCTGCCAATAGCTCAGAGCCGTAAGTTTGAATCTCTTGAGCTGTAGCATTACGCCCTACCAAAGACTGCATGGTGGCATTGATAAGAGACTCAATGTCTTGCGGTGAGGTTTGAGTGACATAGCCAGTATTGGTATATGTCTTCATGTTTGCGTAGATGTTGCCGGCTCCGCCTTGGGCGGCTGACAGCAAAGAGTTAAACTGGCTTGTTGGCACAGTTGTTGTGCCAGAAGTTGAGGTTGTACTCGTATTTGTGGTTGAGCTACCAGGTATTACTTGACCTGTCTTTGGGTCGGTTAAACCAGCCATTATACAGCCCTTCTAAATACGCTTGTGATTACGCTTGCTAAGCGCTGATTTGATGCAGCTAAATTGTCGAGATAGGTATACCAAGCATCTTGGATATTTGCGTATCCTGGCAAATGCTGGCCATTGATGGTATTCGCCACAAGGCCGTTATGGTAATCCTGATAGCTGGCAAGCAATTCCTTGATGCCGTTTCCTTCTGGGGTGTTGGGCAACAAGCCCTTTTCCTGCATCTTTTGGAACTGTCCGATAACAGCCTGTGAGTCAACCTTCTTGGTTGGATTGTTATAATCCGCATACCAGATTGGGTTGCTCTGTCCATAGTTTGCCGTGACTTGCTTCCAAGCTTGACCAATATTATACTCAGCCATGCGGTTGTTAGTAGCGCGAGCTTGAGTCATCGCATTCTGATAATCGGTATAGTCTTGCGACAAATCTTGCCAACCCTGCTTGACATACAAGGAATTCAAGAAATCATTCGCTGTAGTCTTTGCGCGGAAGTGGTTAATAATAAGCTTGTTTTCAACAGCTAGTGCATCCTTGCCATCAGCCACCTGTGGAATCAGGTAAGGAGCAGCCTTTGAGTAAGCGCTATTAGTCAACAATGGCTGGTTATTATTAATCCAGCTAAGGGTTGAATCAGCTAGTGGGGCATAAGCTCCACCTGTGCCATTAAGGCTATGAGCAACCGTATAGGACAAAGCGCGCTCACCATTTTGCTGCAAGAACTTGTCAAGCGCTGCGGCAGCTGTATATGTAGCTCCTGTGCTTGGGTCCTTCTCTTTGAGCATGTTCAGGTAATCAGAGCGAAGCGTCTGCATATCCTTGGTGTAGTAGTCATTGCTGACTGTTGGCGCCAATGGAAGCAGGAACGAGAACAAGCCCTTGATAATGAGGTTAGACTGAGCATTATGCTCAATCTTGGTCAAAATCTCTTGCTGTTGGTAAGGTGGCAAAGAGGTGTAATTCTCTGGCAAATCACCGTGGTAATAGGCAGCCATAATAGCTGACAGCTTTGAGTTAAGGACTGTTGATTCACGGTCATCCATATTCATGGCGTTGAACAAATCGCGCATGGTGGAGTTAGGGATAATCGTGTCAATAAAGTTTTGTGATGGATAGCCGCCGGAAGCAACGTTAACTGCCTTGTCCATCCATGGGAATTTCTTGGATAACTCTGTCAACGCAAGGTTGACGAATGGGCTCGTGCCAGGCATCTTGACTTCTGGAAGCACTGTCAAAAGCGATGCAGTGTTACCGGTAATAGATGTTGGCAAGCCTGTAAATTGCTTCAAGCCAAGGGCGTTTAAGCCACGGGCAATAGCGTTACCAGCTTCTCCGATACCGCCAGGGTAGACAATGTACTTCTGGCCATTGGCATCAGTGTGTACAAAGCCTGGGTTGTTTAGACCCTGCTGGATAATCTGAAAGTCACGGAAAGCTTGTGGGTTAGTCATCACCAAGCGGCCAGTACGACGCATAGCCTGCTCTTGAGCAAAGAAGAACGGAAGTAAGTTACGGTGCAATACAGCAAACTGGCTACGGATAGCAGGGCTGTGGATAGCCGGAATCATCTCACGCGTAGCTTGTGTTGCAGTCATGCGGATTGCTTCGTCTTCGCTCAGCAAGCCCATGTCAATTAAAGGCTGGTTAGCAATTAAGCGACGAGTGAAGAAGTCAGCAAATAGAGGCTGACGAGAAACGTAGTCCATGATTGGAGTAACAAATTTGCGATAACCCATTTGCTCAGCACGGCGAAGCGCGTCACCAATAGTAGGCATAGTTTGACGGCCAAGTACTTGGATAGGCAAAGCTTCTTGTGGAAGCTTGCGTAGCTCTTGCTCGGTTACTCGCTGGCCTTTGGCAATCTTGTCTACCAAATCAACGTTAACTTTGCGGCCAGTACCGTATACCAAACCTTGCAGGTAGTCTACCTGGTTCTTAGCAAATGACTCTGGAACGGCTTTAGTGTAGCCATCCATAGACTTGCGGTAATCCTGATACATGTTAGGATTCTTGATACGGGCTGCCTGAGCATCTACCAAGCTAGCAAATTGCTCATCTGGAGATAGCGCCTTGAATTCTGGTGACTTCATGCGGTTCATGTAATCACGGGCAATGTCTCGTTGAGCCATGTCAGCCGATGCCATATTGACATTCTTGGCATATGTGGAATGGAAGCTATTGTCTAGCTGAGACAAGCCAGCAAGCTCTTGTCCAGGTACGGTGCCATGTCCGTGCTTTTTGACGAAAAGGTTAATGTTGTCTTTTGCAACTAAATCCTCAGAAGCTGCGTGAGCTGCGCTTACGCCAGCCTGTGGCATTCTGTTGCCGTAGATAGCTGAATACCGGTCCATGGCGTTGATTTTGTCTTTGACAAAATATGGCACAAGGTTGGACTCGCGGAACTTATTAGCAAGTAGTCCCAATGGCATGATATTAAAGCGAGCACTGCGGGCAGCATTAGCTGCATTATTCCATGCTTGCTTACTAGTTAAAGAATCATCAAGATTCTTGAAAGTGCCATGAACAGTACGGTTACGCTCATCAAGCTCTTTGGTGACTTCGTTTGTTGTAATTGGCTTAGCTACACCAGTTGCCTGCTCGGCCTCAATGGCATTTTTGTCAGTCTCGGTAAGAGTCTGAGCAATCTTATCCATGTGGTACAAACGGTACTTATCTGACATATTGGCTACGCTTGCAGCTAGGACATTGCTTAGATAGCTAGGCAGGCCCTTACGCATGATTTGATGCAAGGCTTCACCGGAAGATATGCGCAAACCAAAGGCTGGAGATAGCAGTGCCAATGGTGCAAAGATAGCGTTTGTGTAGTGTGTGAAAAAGTCATCTACCGGGTTGTACAAAGCTCCGTAGGCTTTAGCACTACGCATGACTTGACGAATGTCTCTAAGGTCAAGCATGGAACCTTTATAGCGCTGACCTTCGACGATAGCCAATTCTTTAGGCGTATCGCTATACTCGGGCTTCATTTCGGTTGAGCCAATAAGGCGTCCGTCGTTGACGGCATAAACACCCTTGTCAAAGGCGCTTCCACGAGAAGCGCTCTCAAGTTGGCCAAATACTGAGGCAGCTTGAGCCTTGGCTACGCCAAAGTTTTTAAGTACTTCCTGCTGAAGAACGTGCATCTGGTCAATGCGCGCACCGTCATCAGTAGCTGTAATCATCTTAGTCGCATGCTCAAGAGCTACGCGGTATGGCATGGAGTAGTAAGTGAAATCCATTGCTGTTTTAGATGCATTTGGGTCAGCTGGGTCAAATTCCTTGGAAGACAAAGCGTTAGCTTTTGTATCAAAAGACAAAGCACGCTGTCCGGTAAATGTGCGAACCTTGCCGGCAAGGGCGTTCATCATTGCTCCGCTGCCAGGCTTAGAAAATAGCGCAGGCTTATTGAGCTTGAAAAGTTGTTCTTGAGTTTCTACGCCGGTATTTGGGTCAACCTTGGTAACAGTCTTAGGATTCATTACCTGGTTGCCTGTTTCATCAAGCACAGGAGAACCATCTGGATTGACAGCAGGTTCCATAACAGCACTCTTGCGAGGCAAGAGAAGGTTAACCTGGTCATTGTAGTTGCTTGCATTCTTGCTCATGCGAATGCGGTCAATACCATACTTCTGGCTAAGCATCTTGCCGTATGTCAAGGATGGTAGGCGCAATTCACCAACAGCAGTATTGGCGCTATCTGCCAATTCCTTGGAGTACAAAGCTTGTTTAATAGTCTGCACTGCTTCATCTCGAGTAGTAGCAGCTGAAAGGGCTTTGCTCAATGCTGCTGACCAGCCCATAGGGATACCATAATTGGTATGAATGTAACCAGCTGCAATGGTTGGGTCATTCTTTGCTTTATCAACCATGTCATCAATAGCGCGCACTTTGGCAGCCATGAGCGGATTAGCAAGCACCTGGTCTACTTGGTCGGCTGTGATAATCCGTGATGAGTTAGAGAGAAGAAAGTTAGAAACAGCGCCACCTGAAGAAGCAAATGGAAGCGTTGCGTGAGCAATAGGCTTTCCTGTTACATCGTCAAGCTTTGTTACAGGTTGGCCCTTTGCATTAAGAACAAGGTTGCCAGCTTCGTCAGTTTGCTTAACAACGGCAAGGTTGTCTCCACGCTTGATAGCTCCTGCCATCTTGCTGCCAGCGGCAACGGGGTCGCCCTCAAAGTCAAATGAAGCATCTGCAATACCTGAGACAACTTGGCCAAAGCCAGTGTTTGTGTTGCGTAGTGTGCCAAGCCCAGGAATAGCACCTAGTCCATGTGCTAAATCGCGTCCAAATGACACCAAGTAATTTGGGTCATTGGACTTGTTAAATGAATCCTGAAAGTTAGGTACAACGCGGCCAAGAATGTTACGGCTTAAAGCGCCACCAATGTCGGCACCAAGAGCAATACCCGCTGGTCCACCAAGTGCGCCAATAGCGCCACCGGCAAGAACGCCAGCTGTACCAAGCAACATGCCGCCAACGCCATGGTCAACATAAAGGCTATGGACAAACTTGTAGTCTTTTTGAATTTCCTGCAAAGGCTTGCCAGCCCATGACATTGCAGTACCAAGAGCCTTGCCAACTACAGGAATATCAGATACACCCTTAGCGATGTCGCTAGGAATGTTCTTGATAAAGCCTAAAAAGCCGCCACCTGAAGAAGGTGCGGTTGGTGTGGCTGGAGCTACCTGAGTGTCACTCATTGATTAAGCCCCTTTTCCGCAGCGATTTCCGCTGCGTTCTTGATAAGGGCTGCAGAAACGTCTTTTGCATCTTTGAAAATATTAGAGAACCATACGCTTGAATTGTATGTGGCAATATGGTCATCGATTGCCTTGGCATAATTAACCATATGCGAGGTTGCAGCAAGTGTATTCATAGTATCTGGGTTGCCAGACAATACGCCAGCAGCTGCAAGCTGTGGGTTGTGCTTAACAAAAACTTGATTGCCCTGAACCATTGCGTTAGCAATGTCAACATTCGTTGTAGGGGCTGGTGTTGGTACAGGAAGTGGCTCTGCCATGGTTACTTCCCTAATGCACTAGCGAGTTGTTGCAGCTCCGGGGAAGCGTCTGGATGAGACGCGAGTGCTTGAATAAGATTCTTTGCTGATTGCCCAGCTTGAGCTGCCTGTCCAGGCATGATTCCTAGTGCTTCTGGACCTGCTCCTGCACCCATAGGTGAGCCAGTAGTCACTGGTTCTGAAGGACGCTGTGTTGGAGCATTGAGAGGTGTCAGTTGCTGCATAGCGCCTTGCGCTGCGGCAGGGCTTCCGCCTTGCTGAGCCGCGGCTGCTACTTGTGATGGTGTAGCTACAGGAGTCTTAGGCGCTTGCGACATAGGCGCAGATGCCTGCATGTCCATAAGCTGAGATGCGTCTCCATAATTAGGCATACCAGAGATATACCGTTGTGCTTGCTTTGATGCTGGTCCGCCATCGGTGCGTTGGCTCATAGCCCCTGGGCCTGAAATCAGTGCTGGCTTTTGTGCCTGTGGCATGATTTATTCTCCCTCTTGTAAAGTCTCGATGGTGCGGGCGGCATACTCGTGGAACGATTCTTTGTCATCCACGAAACTTGCTTGATGCTCTAGCATGTGGGTGAGTGTGTCGAACCCAGCTGCTATATCAACTAAAATTGCTGCAGTAGTATCTGCAAGCAGGGCAAAGAAATCCCACTTGGTTACCCGTGTAGGAATCCTGCCCTGCTCATTAGACATGTGTTACTTCATTGGCTTTCCGGCAGTGGTGCCTGTACCACGTGTGCCTGAAGGCTGCTTGGTAAGAGTCAATGAAGACTTACCGGTGCCTGCTGGTCCAGACTTCTTCTGGATAGCTGTCTTCTGGGTTGTTGCGTCTGACGAACCGTGTCCGCCTTGGTTCTTTGGTGAAGGAACCTTTGTAGTCAATGATGACTTCATTGTTGCCATTTGTTTTCTCCTATAGGGATGAGTTGTCTCGTCAGTAACGTTAGGCTGGCGAGCGTCTGGAAACTGACGCAGCTAACTGCGGCGCTCCAGAAGATGAAATTCCTGCAAGCAGGTTCTGTAGTGCAGACCCACCTTGCGGTGCGCCTTGCGGTGCAGCTCCTTGCGGAGCAGTAGGCTCCCCAGCAGGAGCCTGACCTGGGGCCTGTGCCTCACCAGCGGCTGCAACTGCCGGGGAAACTTGTTGGGCAAATGCCTCAGCAACAACATCTTCGATATTGTCACCCTTCTGGCGGCCCTTAATTGCTAGCGCAATTGCGTTAATAATCTTTGATGGGTCCTGTCCTTGAGCAGCCAAGGATGGGATTGCTTGTGCCATAGATGCAACAGCGGCAAGGAGAGAGTCACGAAGATTCTCAATCTCTACTGCTTCTTCTTCCATAGAGACGTTCATCTCCCATGGCATCTGACGACGCAAGAAGTCGCGTGAGATAAGTTTATCACCACGAGCTTGCAATCCGAAGATTAAAGCACGGTTAGGGTCAAGGCCTGCCATCATGCCGTAGGTGACATCGCACCAGTAATCGCCTTGAATATCCTTCTTGGGTGTGTAGGTAATCTCGTAAGGTGCGCCAGCATTTACGCCGCGTACTTCCTTCTCGATATCACCAAAGAGTGTTTCGTCCATGAGAAAGCAGATACGCATAACATGGCGGAATGACTCGGCAAATACAGCCTGCGCTGTCTTAACCTGAGTATCAAATCCACCCATAAGCGCTTCAACGCCACGGCCTGTAACGATAGAACCTGACTGCTGACCAAGGCGGCCTTGTGGGTAACGTGCACCAACACGAAGCTCTTGGTCGAGAGTTGCAGACTCTTGGAAGATGCCGTTAGGAATGTCGAGGCCAACACGACGAATCTTTTCTGGGTTAGCGGAGCGGATAGTTGCGTCTGGGCCAATCTCAAGAACGTTAACATCGGAAGGCAAAGCAAATGGAGCCTGCACAGACTTTTGTGCTGCTTCTAGCTGCAAGGTAGCAAAGCGTGAGCGGGCTACCTGTACCCACATAATGTCGTCAAATTGTCCACGTTGATGCTCGTCTGAGTCGATACCAGGACGAACAGCAATGACGACAGGAATCTCGTCAATGAAATTCTTAGCGCGGTCAAGGAGAAGATTGCTACGCTCTGGGATGAAGAGGATGGTTTCATTCTTATCCACATAGCGGAATACCTCAAGGAGGCGCTCTGAGTTGCGAGCCTCATAAGGTCCACGGATAACAGACTCATGCTCTGGGAAATCGTTACATAGCTCGCGTACAGTCTTCTGGTAGCGACGAGTATAGGATGTCAGCTTGCCGAAGCGGTCCCACTCTGGGTATGCGCCAATTGGGTTGTCCAAGCGAATCATTGGACGATTGTTTTCAAAGTCAGGTTCGATGATGAATGCCAACATGCCGTAGGTCAAGTAGCGGTCAGCACCGGTGTACATCTGGGTCTGCAAGTTACAGGAGTCACGATAGCCAGCGGCAATCATGGTGCGCTTGTCAGCGCGCTTCTTAGCGCGGTCTGAGATAGCGTCAGTTGAGTCGCAGTTAAAAGCAGGAAGCGGGGCGATAACTTCGGCTACGTCGCGGGCAGCGATGTCGATGAAGTTAGCCACCATAGGCTTTGGATAGTCAGATGAGAACAGTTCAGGGAATACCTGTTGGATATTTCCTTGACGAATTGAAAGCAGGTCTGCCCAGCGGGCATCACGAAGATGGTAGTGGTCGCGCAGCTTGCGGACTTTCACCCCAAGTTCATCTATATCCAGTGCCATACCAGGTTCCTCCATTAGATGCCATTTGCTCTTGCAGCTTGGCGTACTCTTCTAAGTCCACAACTCGGCGTCTAGCGAGCTGTCCTTTTGTTGCGAATGGGTTCTTCACAAAAGAACCACCGTATGCGCCGGACTGATTGAGATAGTCGCGCATCTGCGTCTCTGCAAACCAGAGAGCCATTGGTCCGTCCTGCTTAGCCTTGGTGCCGGCAGACCAGGTAATCAACTGCTCAATAAGAGCCTTGATGTGTTCGTTATCGGCACGGGGCAATTCCAATAAGTTAGAACCTCTAATGTGTTTGCCTTGGTTGTCCAACGTGCCGAAAAGCTGTGCCATAGATGCGACGCCGTACTCGGCGTCCATCTTGTTTGCACCGGTGTAGTGCTGCACGAGGCGGATGCCTCGGGTGGCAAGAAACTTGTTAATCTGTTCGTCTTGGGTGAGGAAGAGTTGAAAAGCGTTCTTCTCAATTACCCAGACTTTAGGCTTGTACTTCTCCGTCCAGCTGAAAATCAAGTCACGAATCTGCTGAGGCGTAGGGGCTGGCATGCGTGAGGCTTCCAGCAAGTAACGCTTCTGGGTAGTTCTATCTCCAGCTAGCACGACAGAGAATGTATCTCCTGACATGGCTGGGTCCATTGAGCAGACAATGTACTGGTCGTTGAGCTGAGCGGGCTGGCCCGGTGCGCCTGGGATAAGCGGACCTACGGGACGCATTCCGCTGACAGAGCCGCGTACATTCTCGGGTGTAAAGATAGCGGTAGACTCAACATCTTGCTGCTGGTACACCATAGCCCAGGTCTTGGGGTCAAGGACACCACGACGCTTCTTGAGGTTATTACCATCCCAGCGCGGATACAATCCATCTGCATCTGGTTCTGTCTCATCGCCTGCCCATGGGCGGTCTGACTTAGGCCAGAGCGTTACCCAATCTTTGGCTTCGTCTGCAAACTCTAGGACAGCTGGCATAGCTAGGTACGTCCAAGGCGATTCCCCTTCAGGGTATCGGTCTGGGTTACGCATCTCTCGGTACAAGTCAACTGGGTCAACGCGTGTACCTACAACCAGAATCTTGCCGGTAGGTCCCACACGAGTCAGGACTTCCTGCTGAATCCAACGAATCTGCTTCTCGTACTCATTGGAGTTCGAGAGAGTCACACAGTCGTCCAGGATGATGAGGTCGGCACGGGCGCCGTAAATCTGACCGCCGATACCCAAGGCCTGAAGGGTTGGGTCTTTTTCACCTGAGTCGCGTTCAATGTAAATTGCGTCTTGGGTCCACTTCTCAGCCGTGGCTTTGAAGCCTTCTACTGGAGCGTACCGCCTCTGAAGTTCTGCCCACTGGGGCGCAGTCAGTCTTTGCTTGACGGCGTAAAGAAATTCCTTGGCCATCTGCTGGGTCTTAGAGACAAGCTTAATTCTTACATTTGGGTCTGTGACAATTCTGTAGGTCACATAATCAATACTGACCGTCATTGACTTGGCATGCTCTGGAGGCATGTTACAGAGGACGTAGTTCTTGAAGCCCTTTTCGTAAATCATGTTTGGGTGAAGCCAGGCTGGCTGGCCTTCTTCCAAAAGGGAGACTATGTTGCGCTGGTGCGGAAAGGTCTGGCTGGAGAGGTACTTGGTCCGGAAGTCCTCAAAGCTGATATTGGCATCTTCCTCAGCCACTTTGCCGGCACGACGCTTGATAACTCGGGCGAGGTCAATTGCCTCTTTGAATTGAGGGTCGCTAGCGCGGTAATACTCATATGACTTGACAGACTTGCCGACTGCGCGGCAAGCGTCTTCCACAGTCACGCCTTCTTCAATCAGCGCGAGAAGGCGCTTCTTGGCGTCCGGGGCGGACAAGGTAGCACCTGGGGCTAGCTTGTACGCACTGCGGTCAGTCACCTCGCTGAGTTTCTTTGCCATTGGGTAAAAATCCTTTGGGTGGTGCTGCCTATGGGCAGCCTTTGGGTTATCTTTGGGGGGCGCCCCCTAGGCGCCAAAAAAAGCTTTTTTGCTTAATGGGAGCCTGCTGTGCTTACGGCTCCCTAACCCGTTAAGAGCCAGCCTCAGAGGGCTGGCTAGTAATACCCACCGTTCGTCTCAGCGGCATCTTCGCTGTGAGGCTCAGCTGCCTAGAGCCGAACGGGTAAACGTGTTTTATTTTATCCCCTATATATATTAAGGCGGGATAAAACACGCTTATCCCGCTTTTGTAGGGGTGATTTATGTCACACGCTCTATAGTCGGTATTTTATACTGGTTTTAGCGTAAAAATATTTTCTAATGGGTAGGGGTGAATCTCATTATTTGAGACAAATAGGGGTGCGCCGCCGGCCTATATTTAGAAAAAATATTGTGGTGGATAGTAATAGTAATAGTCACCCATAGTTAAAAATCCCCGGGATGAGCGCCGGCGATTCGACGTCGGATTCGTTTCCGATTCCCATGGGGGCATTACCGACCGCGAGTTCCGGCGCGCTTCCGACTCGTTGCGGGGTGGTCGGTGCCCGTTATTGGTATGTTACCGTGTGGTAACAACGCGCTCGGGCGTGTTGCGACAGGGTGGTGGGGGGACTGTCTCACAGCCTCGAACCGGTGCCGGTGCCTGCAATTGGTGCCAGGAACAGGGAACCGAATCGGCGCCGGATACGTCTAACCTAATGAGTAGGCAAGGTGCCGGACTCGTGAAAGGTTGAGACAATGGACATTGAGAAGCTAATAGCAGGCCTAAAGCCTGCCGAACTAACCGCCGATGAGTTAGAAACATGGCACGGTTTCATAGATAAATTGACACGCCGTGAGAGTTGACATATCCCGATTAGTGGTCAATAATTACGCCATCGGCTAATTCTGGCCGTGTTATTGAATAGGACTAAACTAATGACTACAACAACACACAAGACGACTAAGCAGCTAGAAGCCGAACAAGCACGCGAGACGCTATTGACGCACTATTTAACCGAAGGTAGCCGCGTTTATACCATCCTTCGCCACGTCTCGGCTTCAGGCATGAGCCGCGATATATCTCTCGTCATTGGTCAGGGCGATGACGTAGTGGATATTACCTATTACGCCGCACAAGCTCTCGGCGATAAGCTCGTAGAGCGCAACGGCAACCGCGCTATCCGCCAGAATGGCTGCGGAATGGATATGGGATTCAACCTTGTCTACAACCTGTCTGCCGTCCTATTTCAGGGTGTAGAGTGTGCGGGATATGTCCTTAAGCAAGCGTGGCTCTAATGAAGTGGCAAGCGAAGCGCGGACGTATTCATAAGACTTTTAACGGCACGGCGCGGGCGCACCTTCATTATTGGGTACGCCATAACGGGAAAGGTAACTTTACGGCCGGATATTATGGCTTCGGCCGTGATATTGAATACACGAGCAACGGAAGGCCCATCCGGTTTAGCACTGTCCACGCCGCGAAAGCCTATTGCAAAGCTAAGGATAATTCAGCGGTTATTATCACGGCGGTGGAAGAATGAGCGACGGTAAATTAAGAATAAGAGAATGCCACGCGCCGGAATGCTTCAACCATGCCAGGGACGGGGGAAGGTTCTGTTTATTCCATATGGGAAGTGACAGCACACCGCCACCGGCGAGCGAGCCGGTGTGCGGGGATTGTCTTTATCCGGTAGCCGAAGGCTGCAACTGTCAGGACAAGGGGTAAAGATGTGTTGGTGTGATTCCCAAGGTGGTTGGCGCTGTGATTTTTGTCCTTGCCATCAGCAGAACAACAAGAAATAAACTGACCCGAGAGCCTCGCCCGATAGGGCGGGGCTTCTTGGTGCTTGACACCCGCGCTATCGCGTGAGTATATTACGACCCACGAGGCGCACAAGCCTCCATTACCGCCCAGGAAACCGATAGGAGAGCGCACGACATGACCGATTCAGAACGACTCACGAAGATGATTGACGGCATACATGAAGCGATGGGAGACTCATACCGCGCCGGACACCGCGACGCCACCGCCGAGATACTCGGGGAAGCGATTAACGCACTAAAGTTACGAGGCAACTGCGACGTAGCTATCGCCGTATTGAAGGGACTCATGGAATGATTATCATAATTATTTCCGCCCTCGCTGCCGTTGGGGGAGCGTTGCTAGAGAACGCTTTGCATAAGTTCGAGAATCGCGAGTGATATTTACTACCGACCTACCCGCTGCCTGTAAAGGCATGGACGGGGACATGTGGTATCCCGAAGCCATCCGCGTGAGCCCTGGCTTTCAGCCAAGCAAACGCTTTCAGGCTATCATCGACAACGCGACTACCGCGCTTGCTATCTGCTCGACCTGTCCGATTCGCCAGACCTGCCTTCAGGCTGCTATAGATAACGCCGAGGAGTACGGAATATGGGGCGGAACATTTCCCTATGAGAGAGCTAGAGTAGCTTCATTTGACAAGACCATGGATTTGGGCTTTATTTGGCAAGAGAAAATCCGTGGCTTTGCAGAACAGAAAGGCTTAACATGTCCACCCATTCCCAAGCCCACACCAGGCTACGAAAAACCAGACGGTTCCATTTTTACGCTGCATCACTCGCAACCGTGGGGCTAGTCTGGATTAGCATGCCCTACGCACCGGTCAAGGAACGCACTGTAAGCCCTAAGAGCTACGCCAAGCGCCTCTATATGCACCAAGGTGGCAACGCCCAGCAATGGGCTTGTCTTGACCAGCTATGGACAATGGAAAGCCATTGGCGGGTCAATGCTATTGGCGATAAGACAAGTCAGGGTAGGGCGATGGGCATACCACAAGCTTTGCCAGCCATCAAGATGGCTCAGATGGGTAGCGATTACAAGACCAACTACCAAACCCAGATTCGTTGGGGCTTGTTATATATCAAACTTCATTGGAACAACAACGCGTGCATAGCACTACGCCACGAGCTGCGAAAGGGCTGGTACTAATGGACGATTTAATCTATCCGATTATTGACCCAGCCGATGAGCTATGGAAAGATAGCGCCAACTGTGCTGGCACAGATACCGAAGCATTCTTTACTAGCAACGACAACAAGGGCGACGACAGAGACACCACGATACTGCGCCGTATTTGCGCCGGTTGCTCAGTCAAGAACGAGTGTCTGGATTATGCGATAAAATATAACCAGCTAGGATGGTGGGGCGGAACCACCGAGGCGGAGCGTAAGCGCATCCGCAGAAAGGTCAGCTAATGACATACGATTTCTTTGGACAAGAATGGTACGGCTCATGCGGTGCCTGTGGCACCGAGCTATTTGCGCCAACTAAAGGCGAATACCTACTACAATACTCGATACATACACATTCTCAAGACTGCTTAGGAGGCTGGTAATGGACTACCAAACAGAGCTAGATGTCTTTTGCACATGGTGCGAGAAAGACTTTAAGGATGTCATGGTGTGGGTGGGCAAGGAATGGAACAGTTGGAAATGCCCCGAGTGTGGAAAGGAACAGCTCGATGACCGCCACCAATGAGCCGCTAGTATTTGTAGCCATCTTGGCTAAGCAAAAAGAAAAGATGCTACCGGCATGGCTGGACTCACTGTCCAAGTGGGACTATCCCAAAGACCGGATGATTCTCTTTATCCGTAGCAACAACAACACCGACGGCACCGAGCAGATACTGCGCGATTGGTGCAACGAGAACGCCAAGTGGTATCGCCATGTGGTTGAAGACTACCGCGATGTAGAAGCACCGGTGCAGGAGTACGGCGTACATGAATGGAATCCCACACGCTTTAAGGTGCTGGGAGATATACGAGAGACAAGCATTAACGCAGCATGGCAGGCAGATGCAGACTTCTATTGGGTGGTGGATGTGGATAACTTCGTCGCGCCTCATACTCTACGCACCATGATTAGCCACAACCTGCCGGTGGTAGCACCGCTGCTGATGTGCGCTGATACTGAACAGCCTGCTTACTCTAACTATCATCTGCTCGCCAATGTGCGTGGCTACTTCCTTGACGACATGCGCTACTATCAAGTGCTGAAGCGTGAGATAACAGGACACATCATCTGTGACGTGGTTCACTGCACCTATCTGATACGCAAGGATGTCTTTGAGCATGTCCGGTACATGGATGATACCGATGACTACGAGTATGTTATCTTCAGCCGTAACCTACGCAACCTGGGCATACCTCAGTACCTTGACAACACTCAGGTGTACGGGTATCTTTCACTGCGTGAACGCGTTGATGAATGCGTCAAACTAATGGAGATAATCAATGCCAACTCTTGATGAGATTCTCGCCAAGAAAACTCTCAACGGCGGATGGACTAAAGAAGATTTAGAGTCATGGGGAATTGCTTGGCCGCCACAAAAGGGATGGATGAAGGA